GCCGATCAGGCCGACAAGAACCCTGAAAAGCCCGTCGCGCTGGTCGAACTGAAGAAGGAACATTATCAGCATAAGTCATACGGTCGGATTTACACTCCCATTTTCGACATTGTTGACTGGGCGCCACTCAATGCTGATAGTGCGGCCCCTGCTGACGAGCCAGACGCTGCGGACGCCGCAGACGAACAACCCACTCCTGTTCGTCGTCGTCGCGTCGTAGCGTAAGGGGGCGCGAAAGCCGGAGCAGTTGTTGGGGCTGCTCCGGCGAGTAGCGGATGAAGTGAGGCATCCGTGACTATGAATGTATTAGATTTATTTTCCGGCATCGGCGGGTTCAGCATTGGCTTGGAGCGCGCAGGTATGCGGACAGTTGCTTTTTGCGAGATAGACGCAGAAGCGCGCAAAGTTCTCATTAAGCATTGGCCGAACGTCCCCGTGTTCACGGATGTGACGAAATTAACCAAGGATGACATTAATGAAAAAATCGACGTTCTCGCTGGCGGATTTCCTTGTCAAGACATCAGCACAGCCGGGCGCGGTGCAGGCTTATCAGGCAGCCGTAGCGGCCTCTGGTTCGAGTTCCACCGCCTCATTGACGAAATCCGTCCGCGCTACGCAATCATCGAAAACGTCGCAGCCCTTCGTTCTAGAGGATTGGGGGAAGTTCTGCGGTCCCTCTCTGAGATCGGGTATGATGCGGAATGGCATTGTATACCCGCTTCAGCCGTTGGCGCCCCTCACCAAAGGGACCGTATCTGGATCGTGGCGTACCCCACAAGCGGGCGATGCGAAGGCATGTATGACAGGCACACAAAATCAATTAATGCTATCGCATCAAGTCCAAATGTGGCCGACGCCGCGCGCCAGCGGAGCCAGCAATGCGGGCGGCTCCAACTCACGGAAAGCAGCCTTAAAGAGAGGTACTTACATTACTGGTCGGTTGAACCCGACGTGGGTAGAGTGGCTGATGGGATACCCAATCGGACACACCGACTTAAACAGCTAGGTAACGCAGTTGTTCCGCAAATCCCTGAATTGATTGGTCACGCCATTATGGAGTATGAACGTGTCAATTCTTTGGATTGATTTCGAAACACGCAGCCGCTGCGATCTGCGCAGCAAGGGCGTCTATAATTACGCGCAGGACATGAGCACCGAAGTGCTGTGCATGTCCTACGCCTTCGACGACGATGATGTCAGGACGTGGGTGCCGTCGCAACCTTTCCCTGACGCCGTGCGTCACCACACAGGCCAGATCAGAGCGCATAACGCAGCATTTGAACGGCTGATCTTCTGGTATGTCCTGCAAGTGCCGTTCGCGCTGGAGCAGTTCTACTGCACCGCAGCGCAGGCCCGCGCGAACTGCGCGCCCGGCAGCCTAGAGGATGTTGGGCGGTTCGCTGGCGCGACGATGAAGAAAGACCATCGCGGCGCGCAGTTGATCCGGCTCTTGTCGATCCCGCAGGCGGACAACATGTTCCGCGAAGACCCCGATCTGATGGCTGAAATGATTGCCTATTGCGAACAGGACGTTCGTGCTATGCGTGCAATCAGTCAAGCCCAGCGGGAGTTGTCGCCAGATGAACTGCGAGACTATCACGTTAATGAGCGCATCAACGACCGTGGTGTCTTGCTTGATAAACCTGTGGCTTTGGCGGCGGTGCGTTATGCTGAAGCGGAAGCTATTGAGATACAAGAAATTGTGCGTGAAGTTACTGACGGTGAAATTACGTCCGTCCGCAGCCCGAAGATGCGGGCGTGGGTTCTATCGCGGGTCGGCCCCGAAGCCCAGCGCCTAGCCACAGTCTACAAGGATGGCGAAGCCAAGCAGTCCATCGACAAGAACGTCCGTGCCAATCTGTTGGCGTTAGCCGAGGAGAACCCCGATGAAGTCCCGCATGAAGTGGCAGAAGTTATCCAGTGCGCAGACGATCTCTGGGCATCGTCCGTGGCTAAGTTCGCGCGGGCCGCAGACCTTGCTGATGAGGAGGACAGCCGAGTTAGAGGCGCGTTTGTATTTTCTGGAGGCAGTGCTACGGGCCGCGCTTCATCATTCGGGCTTCAAGTCCACAACTTCCCCCGTCGTTGTGCCGACGACCCTGCACTGACGCGCGAAGCGATGGTGCGCGGTCACAAGATCGTGCCGAAGTTCGGCAGCCGCGTCACAGACGTGCTCAAAGGGATGCTGCGCCCGTCGCTGATGGCCGAGAAGGGCAAGCATCTGGTCGTCGCCGATTGGGCTGCTATCGAAGCCCGCGTGACGCCGTGGGCGTCCAACACCAACAGCGGCGCCGAGAAGCTGGAAATCTTCGCCAAGGGTGAGGATGTTTACAAGCATAACGCAGCGGCGACCTTCCGCGTCCCCTATGCCGAAGTCGATAAGGATCAGCGCCAGATCGGGAAGGTCCAAGAGTTGGCCTGCGGCTTTGCAGGCGGCGTGGGCGCCTTCGCGGCGATGGGCCGCATCTATAACGTCGTCCTGACCGAGAGCGAAGCCCGCAAGATGGTTGACGCATGGCGCAGGGCCAATTCATGGTCTGTGCCGTATTGGTCGAAGCTGGAGCAGTGTTACACGGCTGCGATGCGCAACCCGCACCGTGAATTTACGGCTGGTCGGGTCACATATTTATTCGACAAATTGCATCTTTGGTATGCACTGCCGAGCGGACGTGTGCTATGTTATCCTTTCGCCCGCTTCGATGAAGAGGGCAACATCACCTATGCGAAAGCATCGTGGAAACCCGCTGCCGACGCAAAGGAATGGCCACGCGCCCGTCTCTGGCGCGGTCTGGCCTGCGAGAACATTACGCAAGCGATAGCCAACGATCTGTTGCGCCATTCGCTGGCGCGGCTGGAAGAAGAAGGATTGGATGTGGTGCTTCATGTGCATGACGAAATTGTCTTGGAGACAGCCGATCCAGATGCCGCCGCAGCCGCGCTGCTGCGCGTGATGACGACAGCACCCGCATGGGCGCAGGGCTTGCCTCTGAACGCCGAAGTTGAGATTATGACACGCTATGGAAAATAGGAGCGAAGCGATGAGTGAGGATCGCAATAAATTTATCGAGTTTGTGACAGGGCTGGTGGACGCCGACGGCGAGACAGCATTGCTGTTGCGCCAGAAGCCGACGCTTGTGGATGGCAAGATCGTCTACCACGGCGACGGCGCACCCAAAGCGACGTTTCCTGCGTTCCTGCCTGAGAAGGCCAAGATCAAGGATGGTGAGGCTTGGTATATCAATACGGGATCGTTCATCGTTGATCGGTTCACAGATGGCAAGCCATCCGCCAAGGGCGAGAACTGCGAATACGTCCTGTTCATGATGCTGGACGACATCGGCACCAAGTCGAAAGTGCCGCCGATTGACCCAACATGGATTTTGGAAACGTCCGAAGGATCGTTCCAGTGGGGCTATGCGTTCAGCGTGCAGCCGACCAAGCATGAGTTTTCGGCAGCCATCAAGGCGATTGCCGACGCAGGATACACGGACGCGGGCGCGACCAACGCCGTCCGCAACTGCCGCATCCCGCAATCTGTCAATCTGAAGCAGGGCCGCAACAACTTCGCCGCGCGGCTGGTCGAGTTTCACCCAGAGCGGGACTATACCCTGCAAGACATCTGCGATGCGTTGGGCGTCACGCCCGCCGAGCCGGACAGCGCCAGCTTCCGCGCCGTGAACATCCGCGACACGGGCGGCGACACAGTGCTGCAATGGCTGTCCGACAAGAACTTGGTGTTGACGAACATCAACAACGAGGGCTGGTGCGGCATCGTCTGCCCGAACCATGAGGAGCATACGGACGGCAACATCGAAGCGCGCTATAAGCCGCTGGATCGGTCGTTCTGCTGCTATCACGGCCACTGCCAAGAGATTGACAGCCGCGCCTTCCTGAATTGGGTTGCAGAGAATGACGGCCCGCGCACCATGCCCGGCTTGCGTGATGAACTGATCGCCGAGCGCATGAAACTCATGAGCGAGAAGATCGCGCCGACCGAAGACTTTCCTGATGAAGCGGCAGCCATCGTCAAGGAAGTCGAGCGCAAGGAAGCCGGACGGCTGGAAAAGAACGAATGGTTCCAGCGTTACGCATACGTCCAATCGGACGACAGCTATTTTGACATGGTGACGCGCCGCGAGACGCCGCGCAACGTCTTTAACGCGCTGTTCCGGCACGTTGACTGTCGGTCGATCCATCTGCGCTCCAAGCGCGTCCAAGCATCGGTCTATTTCGACGAGCGGCGGCAGGAATGCGGTGCGCCTGCTGTGATCGGGATGACCTATGCAGCGGGTGAAGACGTTCTGGTCGCGCGTGACGGGCTGGTCTACGGCAATCGCTGGGTCAATATGCGCCCTGATATGTCCGGCAGCGGCAAGATTGCTGACCGCGACATCTCGGTCTGGGTCAATCACTGCCGCGCTCTGGTGCAGGAGCCAGCGGAACTTGAGCACATCTGGAATGTGATGGCCTACAAGGTTCAACATCCGAATGTGAAAATCAACCATGCCATCCTGCATGGCGGCGACGAGGGGTCAGGCAAGGACACCATGTGGGCGCCGTTCCTGTGGGCCATCGGCGGCCCGCACCAGCACAACCGGACGATCATTGAAAACAAGGGCTTGGAAAGTCAGTGGGGCTATGGTCTGGAAGCCGAAGTCGTGATCCTGAACGAACTGAAGGAGCCAGAAGCCAAGGAGCGCCGCGCGCTGTCCAACAGGCTCAAGCCGATCATCGCAGCGCCGCCTGAGACGCTGACGATCAACCGCAAGGGCTTGCATCCGTATGAGATGCTGAACCGCCTTCAGGTTATTGCCTTCACCAACGATCCATTGCCCATCTCTATCCCGACACAAGATCGGCGCTGGTTCTGCGTCTGGAGCCACGCGCCGCGCATGGACGCGGATGAAGCGGACGCGCTGTGGGCTTGGTATAAGTCAGGCGGCTTTGAGAAGATCGCTGCATGGCTCTGGCAGCGCGATGTCTCGGCGTTCAACCCTGCCGCCGCGCCGCCTGTCACAGAGTGGAAGCTGAACATGGTTGAACACGGCCTGAGTGTGGCTGAAAGTTTCTTGGTCGAGATGATGCAGAAAAGGATCGGGCCGTTCAGCGCAGGGGTTGTCGGTGGGCCGTTCCATAAGCTATGCGACACCATTGCGGCTGGTCACGTTCCGGCTGGCACGAAAGTCCCGCAAGCGGCGCTGCTTCATGCGTTCAAGGAAGCTGGGTGGGTTGACTGTGGCCGGATCGGCTCGGCTGATTTCGTCACCAAGCGGCACATTTATGCCGATCCGCACGTTGCCAAGAAAAATTCTAAGTCCGATCTGCGGCGCATGATAGAAAATGTTGCATCTGTCGGACAAAAAGTGGTAAGCATCCGCTAGTCGTTTGCTCCGACTAGACGAAACCCCCGCTGGGCCTCACTCCGGCGGGGGTTTTTCTTTAGCGAATGCGCGTCACTGTCGTGATGCGGGCCTTGCGGTCTGTCTTGCATCGAAAGTATCGGTCGTGCCTGATGCCTGTCTGGCTGGCATTGCGGGCGATGCGGATCACGTCGGCGGTTGTCGGGGCTTCAAAGTCCCGACTTTCTCCGACTTCCAGTTCGAGCAGCCGATAGGTGGATGGTCTGCCGAATGGCATCACGCAGCCCCTTTCGCGTCTAGTTCCGCTTGGATGCGTTCGCGTTCATCCATGCGGATGGCTTCCTGTGCCAGCGCGATCCAGAAGTTCACCTGTTCGATGACGTAATCTGGCGCATTGCGCTGCATCATGTTGGTTACAAGTTCTAGGTTCATTTCAAATGCTTCCCTGCTTCGATCTCGTCGGCCCATTCGTCAATGTCGTTGTGCGGTGTGTTATTCTCCCGCAGCCACGCGACAATCGCAGCGCGTTCTTCTGTGCGCGCCAAATCCATCGCACATTTGTGGCAATATGATGCGTAGAAGGTCGTCGGAACAAATCCTTCTCCTGCAACGCAGTCTTCGCCTTCCCAGCTTACGTCAACTCCAAAGCATCCATCTTCTGCAACATGGCCGCATGACAAATGAATAGTCATTTCAAATGCCTCCCTGCTTCGATGGCTAGTAAGATGCGCTCAATCGGGACAGTTTTACATTCATCCAATGCTCCGCAAACGCACTCTCCATCATATATGGCAGCGCAATCGCACAAGGTGCTTTCCTTTTCCAACCATGCAATAATCGCAGCGCGTTCTTCCTTGCGCCAATGCTCTTGGTTTGCGGCGTATCGTTTAGCGTCCTGTTCCCAATACTCTGCACTGCGTTGCAACCGCTCGTTCTCTGCACTTAGGGCTTCGATGCGGTCGGCGGCATCATCAATGTAGTTCGGCAACTTGCCGACAATACTTGACCGCAGCCGCGCCACCAGCGCCTTGTCGTCTTCAGTCATCGTTCCGGCTCCTGATCCCGATGCGTCCGAGCATGGACAGCACTGTGGTGGGATCGCGCTGCATGATGCGCCCGATCTGCGTTGTGTTGTATCCCTGCTTCTGTAGGGCATCTGCGGCGGCTCTGCGGGCCGCTTGGATGTATTTGTTGCGCTCTGGCCCGCGCATACGCTCGACAGTCACATAATGGCGCTGTGCGATGCGCAGCAGGGTTGCTTCTGCTTGTGGGTCTGGTGTCATTTCAATTGCTCCATAAATAACCGCAGATCATGCGGCAGGTCGTCTTTCGGCTTTGGCGGCAGGAACCGAGCCAGATAGCTGGCTGGTATCTTATTGCCGCCATACCACGGCGGTCTATTCGTCGTCGTCGGTTTCATCATCTGGCAGCAGGCTTTCTAGTTCGCGGATGGCCCATTGGATGCCTTGGATTTCAACGCCCATGTCGTGCAGGCCGTGCGCATCCTTGGCCGTTCTGAACACGTCCGCCATGTTCCAACAGACTGTTTCACGATAGCGCAGGGCCGCAGTGCGGTTGTCGATGATGTTTCGTATGCGTTGCCGCTCTCTGCCTTCGCCCATCTTCTCGGCGAGATTGGCCCTTATCTCATTCGTCACAGGCATCTCAGCGCCGCAGTCGCACCATGCGCGGATGTCGCCGGACCGATAGATGGCGCAATTGGGGTTATGCTGCACAGGGGTCATAACAGCCCCCTTGCCTCACAGGCGTTGCGTAGGTGGTGCATCTGGAAGCCCCACACGCCCGCTGCAAGGTCATAGTCATTGCACAGGGTCTTGATGCGCTCCTCTTGCTCTCGCAGCATCTGGCGGGCCTTGTCATAATCCCGCAGGGCTTTGGCTGCTTGCTTCAGGATGGCAATTTCATCGCCGCGACGTTCGCGGGTCGGTTTGAACGATACAGTCATGATTAATCTTCCTTGATATAACGGCCAGTGCGGCGGTCACGCCGGATGCTGTTCTGGCGGTATTGATAGAAATATGCGTCTAATAGGTCGTATTCGCGTTTCCAGTGCGCCGCGCGACGTTGCGCGTCGGACAATGCCAGCGACGTTGCGGCGAGTGCGGCGGTCAATGAAATGATTGCAGCGGTTTCAATAGCCATGGTTAATCCTCTTCTATCATTAGAACGATAATGGTCAGGGCGAGCGAGAATAGCAGGACGCCCATCAATCAAGGTCCAGTGCGCGACGCAGGCTTTCGATTTCTTGCCGCAGACTATCGACGCGGGCGTCCAATTCGCGATTTTCCTGCAACAGATCGGCGATGGTGTCCGCATCGCCGTCATATTCGTCTAGGCGTTCGCCAAGGGCGATTGCCAATTCATGCCCGCTGTCCCGCGCCTGCTCGATCAATAGGCGCGTAGGCAGGGCGCGATAGTGGGTGCGGTCTCGTGTCATTGTCTTATGCCTCATCATCTGCGGTTTGATGGTGCGCGGCCAATTCGTCCCAATCGACTGCGTTCAAGTCTAGCATGTCCCAAATGAACCCGGCGGTCGTGCTATCTTTGCCGATCAAATCATAAACCATCTCTTCTACGTCTGCGCGACAGACTTCGGGCGTGATGTAGATGCCATCCTCTGCCATTGCAGCCCATCCATCGTTGAACCAAAGTCCAACGGTCCACGTTGCGGCATTGCGCCATCCATTGCATGTGTTGTCAGTCATTTTCATTTGCTCCTTTTGCTTGGGCTATTGCGCAGCAATCTGCGCGTTGATGCGTTGCAGCCATTGCAGCGCGGTGTAGATGACAACGCCCGGCGTGTTACGGCTGGCGATCGTCTCAACATAGGCGCGATCCCAAGTCTCGATCACGGCGGTGTCATTGTCGGCGATGATCCAGCTATTGCAGCGGTCGCAGAGTGCGGGGATGTTTGTCATGTTGCGTTGCTCCTGTTGCATTGTGTGTCTGTTAGCCGGGTCATGACCGCCCCCGGCTTTAGCGTCCCGTGGGGCGGCGCGTTGGCCTCTTTCCCCGTTCCGGTAAATCCTATTTATCCTCAAAGTATTTTGATTGCAACAAAAAAGTTTCATTCGGCATAAAAAAAGTTTGCCCGGCGGTTAAGCCGGGCATTTGCGTTAATCTGTCCATCTGGCGCGGTTAATGCGGTGGATCCCGTAAGCGCCGATCGTGAGCCAAAAGGCTATGGCGATCGCGTTGGTGTATAGATCATGTAGCATGGTCATTTGTTCCTTATTTTGCGTTCTTGATTGCGTCGATCGCGGCATAGGCGCCGGTCAATAAACCGGCGACTAGCATCGCGTGAAATAGATAATAGGTCATGCTGTCACCGCCTTGCGGAACATGTCCGCCAATTCGTCGCCATTGTCGAAACGGAATTCTTGAACGCGGACAGCGCGGCATCCGTGAACGTCTGTTAGCGTTGCTGCAACGCGATCGGCCTGTTCACGCGATGCAATGCCAGCCTGTTCCGAAACTAACAGCGTTTCCATGTCACCCTGTGGCGGGATGCCCCAAATGATATATTCGGTGGTCATTGTCATTTGCTCCTTTGGTTATGCGTCGAGCGCATCTGATGAAATGTTTCCATATCTACATAAAAGCGCACGTCGCCGCTTTCGTCGTATGCGCGTAACAGGCAATTTACCGCGATGGTGCGGATGCGCGCGCGCAATTCACTAGTGTTAGCATCGCGATACACGTCAAGGTGTGCCTGCCCCATTTCAGACAGCATATGCATGTTAATAGACCTTTGCGTCTTTAAAGACAGCATTCGGCATTAGGCGCGCCAGCGCCGTCTGAAAATGCGCGTCTTTATAATCGGGATAGCCCCCAATAAAATCGTCGCCAATGGCGCTATATGCGCCGGATTTAAACAAGACGTTCCATGCGTCCTGCCCTGTTTTAACGTCGGCGAACGTATAGCCATAATGCGCCAAATAATCCGCGCCAAGGCTGGCAATCACGTCAAAATGTTTTTGCGAAACTTTCATGTCATTTGCTCCTTAAAAACTATCCTCTAAATACTCCTTTTGAGGGTAATGTCAACATGTTTTTGAGGATAAAAAAAGTTAGGCTATCCTCAAACCCAAAATAGCCTAAAATTGCCTAACTTTTCTGCTGCAAAATTTGCTGCGTGTTAGTCGACTAATACGGTTAGGCGAAATTATGGGCGGTTTGGGTAGTAAGTTAGGCTATAAAACATTTGAGGATAGCCTAAAAAAAGTGGCCGTTTTGCACGGGCTAGACTAGCGGTTAGGCGGTTTAGGCTATTGGATATGATAAAAATTTGAAAAAAAGTGTTAGTTAAGAATCGTTCGCAATAACGTATAAAATTTGGGGACTTGTAACTTGATAGCCTAAATAGCCTAACTTGCCTAAAGCCCCTCTCTTTGACCGCGTTTTCTCTCCCTGGCTTTGAGCATTTTGAGGGGAATACTTAGAGGATAGCCTAAACCGCCTAAAGTTTACGTTAACGTAAAGCAGGCTGGCAAAATAAAATATGGCGCCGCGCCTGCCAGCCAAAATGTGTTTTGCCTGTGCGTCGCGCATAGCCTAAATGACCCAACGCAAATCCTGAACGATAGCGGAATGCTTTTTGCCGCCAGCTTTTAGAGGGGGGTGGGTAGGGCCGAGCGGCGAGTGGCTGTCACGGCCTGCTATCGCAAACAATTTTTTATTTTTTAAAAATATGCTATAGGCCACCCATTGCACGGGGGCGGCCTCTCACTGACGCACACTGCCCCCGTCTTTTTATTTTTTATTTTTTGTTGTGTCAGACGCCCAATGCAAATATTATGCTGCACATGACTTTCTACTCCCTGCCGTTCACGCCGGATTTGCCGCAAGCGACCGAAGCCCGGCTTGAGAAGATTTATGAAGCAGCCAAGTTCGGCCTGAAGGGCGACAGCCTTGCGCTGGCCGCTGGCTTGACCCCGGCGCAGTACCGCCGCCTGCACGACTTCGATCCGCTGGTCGAGATGGCCGAACTGAAAGGCCGCGCCGAGGGCGAATACGTCGCAGCCAAAACGCTGCACGACGCCGCCAAAGATGGCGACAGCAAGGCTGCGCTGGAAATCCTGAAGCATCAGCACGGCTGGGTCGCCAAGCAGCAGATCGACGTGAACGTAGACCAGCAGATCAGCGTCATCGGCGCCCTCGAACGCGCGCAGACCCGCGTGATCGAAGGCATCTACACCGAACTACAGAATTTAGAGGATAACACCAACCATGCAGACACCCATCTACTCAGCGCAGGACGAGATGGAGTTGATGTCGAGGCTGTGGTCGCCCGCGATAAAGAATGATCCGCTTGCGTTCGTGCTATTGACATTTCCGTGGGGTGAACCCGGCACGCCGCTGGAACACTTCACTGGCCCGCGCAAATGGCAGCGCGACATCCTCACAGACCTGCGCGACCACATCAAAGTCAACAACGGCAAGATGGACTTCGATACCTTCCGCGAAGCGGTGGCGTCAGGACGCGGGATCGGCAAGTCGGCATTGGTGTCATGGCTTACGATCTGGATGCTATCGACCCGCATCGGCTCGACGACCATCGTGTCGGCCAACTCGGAAGCGCAGCTACGCTCGGTCACATGGGCCGAAATAACCAAGTGGCTGGCGATGTCGCTGAACAGCCACTGGTTCGAAGTGGCGGCCACCCGCATCATGCCAGCCAAATGGCTGACCGAAATCGTCGAGCGCGATCTCAAGAAAGGCACGCGCTACTGGTCCGTCGAAGGGCGGCTGTGGTCGGAAGAGAACCCCGACGCATACGCAGGGGTACACAACTTCGACGGGGTGATGCTGATCTTCGACGAAGCTAGCGGTATTCCAGACAGCATCTGGTCGGTGGCGCAGGGCTTCTTCACGGAAAATACGCCCAATCGCTTCCATCTGGCCTTCTCCAACCCGCGCCGCAACACAGGGTATTTCTACGAAGCGTTCAACTCCAAGCGTAACTTCTGGCGCACGCGCAACATTGACGCGCGGGATGTCGAGGGCACCGACAAGAACCTGTACCAGCAGATCATCGACGAGTACGGACCAGACAGCTATCAAGCCAATGTTGAAGTTTATGGTCGTTTCCCGTCGGAAGGCGACGACCAGTTCATCGGCGTCAACCTTGTAGACGACGCCATGAAGCGCCCGCGCCACAAAGACGAGACAGCACCCATCGCAATCGGGGTCGATCCGGCGCGGTTCGGGACCGATGCGACCGTCATCGCCATCCGGCAGGGCCGCGACATCGTGGAAATACGCCGCCACAGGGGCGCGGACACGATGGAAGTGGTCGGGCACGTCATCGAAGCCATCGAAGAATACAATCCGGCCATCGTCGTGATCGACGAAGGCGGGCTAGGCGCAGGCGTCGTGGACCGCCTCAAGGAGCAGCGGTACAAGATCAGGGGCGTCAACTTCGGCAATAAGGCCCAGAAGCAACTCATGTACGGCAACAAGCGCGCCGAGATGTGGGGCGCGATGCGTGAGTGGCTCAAGGATGCCCACCTGCCTAACGACAGGTTCCTGAAATCGGACCTGATCGGGCCGCGCATCAAGCCCGACAGCAAGGGGACGATCTTCTTGGAGAGCAAGAAGGACATGAAGGCACGCGGGCTGGCCTCACCGGACGCCGCTGACGCCATCGCGGTGACGTTCGCGTACCCGCTGGCGTCACGCGAAACGCGCGTTGACAAGAAACGCATCTCGACGTATTCTTCCGCTGGGATTTCTACAAGCTGGATGGGGTCGTGATGGCCGACAAGAAAAAGTCCGTATCTCTGGCTGTTGGACGCGGTGAAAAGCTGTCTGTGTCCAAGGGCGCGGGGCTGACGGCTAAGGGTCGGGCCAAGTATAACCGCGAAACAGGCTCCAATCTGAAGGCGCCAGCACCCAACCCGAAGACAAAGGCTGATGCAGCCCGCAAAAAGTCGTTTTGTGCCCGCATGGGCGCAGTCGCAGCCAAGGCTAAGAATGGCGAACGCGCCAAAGCAAGCCTCAAACGATGGAAATGCTCATGAAACCGGGACTATACGCCAACATTGCCGCTAAACGCGCCCGCATCAAAGCCGGATCAGGCGAAAAAATGCGCAAACCGGGCACCAAAGGGGCACCAACCGCCAAAGCGTTCCGTGAGAGCGCAAAAACCGCTAAGAAAGGCAAGTAAATGGCTGTGAAACCAAGTGGATTTAGGCCTATGCGGGGCAAAAGCCTCACGATGGACATTGGCCCGGCAAAGCCTATGCCTAAGATTGCGAAACCGCTGCCTAAAATGAAGATGCCGGACGAAAAAGCCAAGCCCAAGACGCCTAAGCCTCAGTACCGCACTGGACCGTCCGTCACGCAGCGCCAACTGGACCGCGCGCCTGAAGCGGACGATGTGTTGATTACGACGCCGCGCGGCCGCGCGATGGCCGCACGTCTGGGCAACCCCAACGTCATCCGCACGACCGTGCGTGAGCGCACGACACCGATGAAGAAGGGCAAATAAGATGCCTCTCGTCAAGTCAACCAGCAAATCAGCGTTCCGCAAGAACATCAAGGCCGAAATGGGCGCGGGCAAGCCTCAGAAGCAGGCGGTTGCCATTGCGTACAGTGTGAAGCGCGCGGCGGCCAGCAAGGGCAAGAAAAAGTAAGTTATGAAGTTCAAACCACTCAGCAACTGCATTTTGGTCGAGCGCGACGCGCCAGAACAGACGGGCAGCATCATCGTGCTCAACCAAAAGCCGCTGTATACAGGCGTGATTAAGGCCGCTGGCCCCGGCAAAAAGCTGCCCAACGGCACGCTGGAGCCTATGGACGTGGAAGTGGGCGACCACATCATGTTCGGCGAGTATACGGGCCAGACTGTAACTCTTGACGGCGCAGAATACTTAATGATGCGCGCTAACGAAGTGATAGGTATTCTTTAATGGCCGATCCAACAGGCATCAACAAAGCTGGTCAAGTCGCCAATGTCGGGTCTAACCCGGCAAAGTCGTCAGGTGATGACGACAAAATGGCGACTATGCGGTCGCGCCTGCAAATGGCGCAGGCTGCGTATTCTGAAAGCCGCGAAGATGAACTGGACGACCTTCGCTTTATGGCGGGCAGCCCTGACAACCAGTGGCAGTGGCCCGCTGACGTGCTTGCTACCCGTGGCGCTGTGCAGGGCCAAACCATCAATGCGCGGCCCTGCCTGACCATCAACAAACTACCGCAGCACGTCCGTCAGGTGACGAACGAGCAGCGCCAGAACCGCCCATCGGGCAAAGTCATCCCCGCTGACGACAATGCTGACGTGCAAGTCGCCGAAGTGTTCAATGGCGTCGTGCGGCACATTGAGTATATGTCCGACGCCGATGTGGCCTACGACACCGCGTGCGACAACCAAGTTACCTACGGTGAAGGCTACATCCGCCTGCTCACTGAATACTGCAACGAAACTACATTCGATCAGGACATCCGCATCGGGCGCGTCCGCAACGCATTCAGCGTCTACATGGACCCGACCATTCAAGACCCGTGCGGCGCCGATGCTGAATGGTGTTTCATCACGGAAGACATCCTCAAAGAAGAATATGAGCGCATGTTCCCGGATGCGACCCCCATTTCGACGCTGTACGCGCAGGGTGTGGGCGATCAGGGAATTTCCGCGTGGCTGCAAGAAGATACGATCCGTATCGCAGAGTATTTCTATTACGCTCACAAGCGTGAAACATTGCATCTCTACCCCGACAACCAGACCGCGTTCGCCAACACGCCGCAGGACAAGCAGCTTGCGCGCATTTTTGGCAAGCCGATCCGCACCCGCGAAGTTGACCGCAAAAAAGTCATGTGGATGAAAACCAATGGCTTTGACGTGCTGGACGAGCGCGAATGGCCGGGCAAATGGATACCCGTCGTCCGCGTCGTCGGCAACGAATGGGAAGTGGACGGTAAAGTCTGGATTTCCGGCCTTGTGCGCAACGCCAAGGACGCGCAGCGCATGTATAACTATTGGACCAGCCAAGAAGCTGAAATGCTGGCGCTGGCCCCCAAAGCTCCCTTCATTGGCTATGGCGGCCAGTTCGAAGGCTATGAAACTCAGTGGAAGACTGCCAACACGACCAACTGGCCGTATCTGGAAGTCAACCCTGACGTAACGGACGGCGCGGGTGCGGTCCTGCCTCTCCCTCAACGCGCCCCGCCTCCGTTACCCCAGACAGGGCTTATCCAAGCCAAAATGGGCGCCGCTGACGACATTAAAGGCACCACAGGCCAATATGACGCATCGCTGGGCGCGCAGGGCAATGAACGCTCGGCAAAGGCCATCGTGGCCCGCGAAAAGCAGGGTGACGTTGGGACGTACCATTATGTTGACAATCTGGCACGCGCGATCCGTCACATCACGCGCCAAATCGTCGATCTGATCCCGAAGATTTACGACACGCAGCGTATCGCGCGCATTATCGGCGTCGATGGCGAAGTCGAAATGGTGAAGTTCAACCCGATGCAGCCGGAACCCGTTAAGGAAATCCGCGACGTGCAAACGGGCGCCATTATCGAAAAAATCTACAACCCCGGTGTCGGTACATACGACGTGATGGTCACAACTGGCCCCGGCTATATGACAAAGCGTCAAGAGGCACTTGACGCTATGAGCCAGATTTTGCAGACCAACCCGCAGCTTTGGACGGTTGCAGGCGACCTGTTTATTAAGAACATGGATTGGCCCGGCGCGCAGGAAATGGCCGAGCGGTTCAAGAAAATCCTTGACCCCAAGGTTCTGTCGGAAGGCAATCAGTCGCCTGAACTGATGCAGGCGCAGCAGCAGATTGAAGCTATGACGCAGGAACTGAACCGCGTCACGGACATCATGCAGCACATCAAGGACAGCGCCGAGCAGCAGAAGATCAAGATCGACCAGTTCGAGGCTGAAGTGAAAGCCTATGAGGCCGAAACACGCCGCATCCAAGCGGTCCAGAACAGCATGTCGCCGGAACAAATCCAAGACATTGTGATGGGCACGATTGCGGCAGCTATCGACACAGGCGATCTGGTCGGCGGTGCGCCTGAAATGCGCGAGATGCCGGAAATGCCCGAAATGGAACCCCAAGAAGCCCCTGAACAACCTGAAATGGCCCCTGAAGCCCCCGAAGCCCCTGAAGGAATGATGCAATGAAAGCCGCCGAATTTGTAGGAATGTTTTTTCTGGCGCGCGATGTCACGCATTCGGTGCATCTGAACACGCGCAGCTACGCCAAGCACGTTGCGCTGAACGAATTTTATGACGCTATCGTCGATCTGGCGGACAAATTCGCCGAAGCCTATCAGGGCAAATACGGCCTTATCGGCCCGATTGCGCTGATGTCAGCGAAGAAAACAAGCAATGTCGTCGAGTTTTTGCAGGATCAGGCTGACGAAATTGAAAAAGTGCGCTATGATGTCGTCGATAAGGAATGCACACCGCTTCAGAATATCATCGACGAGATTATGGGGCAATACTACTCGACGCTGTATAAGCTGAAGTTTTTGGCATAAAGGATTTATCATGGCTGCAAATTATTCAAACCTGTCTGCTACGGCACAAGTTAAAGTCGGCGCTGGGAAGCTGAAAAGCATTTTCGTGTCGTCCGGCACGTTGCCGACAGTCGCAATCTACGATAGCGCGACCGCTTCCACCAGCGATCCCGTTATCGTCTCTCAGTTTACTGGCGCCACCCCCGGCACATACAACTTGACGGGCGACGAGGGCGGAGTGTATTTTAGCAAAGGGCTTTATGTCGTCGTTGGCGGTACAAGCCCGAAAGTCACTGTCTTTTACGAATAAAAGACGGCTAAAAACCGTACTGGTGCGGATCATCAGGCGACTTGAAAGGGTCAAACATGGACGAAAACGTCCCTATTGAAGCGGAAGTGCCCGCGCCGGAACTGGACACCACGGCGGCTCCAGAACCCGTTGAAACTCAAACGCCGGAAGAGCAGCCTGCCGAGCAGGAAGCGTCCAAGACCTTCACACAGGAAGAACTTGACGCAATTGTCGGTAAGCGTCTCGCAAGAGAACAGCGCAAATGGGAACGCGAACAGGCCCAACGGCTCGAAGAGATGCAGTCCCGTCAAGCGGCTACGCCGCTGGCAGACATTTCTCCAGAGCAGTTTAACACTTACGAAGATTACGCCGAAGCCTTGGCAGAGCGTAAAGCGGAAGAGTTACTGAAACAGCGGGAAATCCGCCAGTATCAGCAGGAACTTGTCGCGCAATACCATGAACGTGAAGAGACAGCGCGGGACAAATATGACGACTTCGATCAAGTCGCATACAATCCCAACCTTCCCGTCACGGAACACATGGCACAAGGCATCCAAGCCTCGGAAATTGGTCCTGACCTACTCTATTGGTTAGGTTCCAACCCCAAGGAAGCGGATCGCATTTCCCGGCTGCACCCGATCTTGCAAGGAAAAGAAATCGGAAAGATTGAGGCATCTTTAGCCGCCAATCCCCCGGTTCGGAAAACTTCAACCGCTCCGGCACCGATTGCACCTGTCACGCCGCGCGCCAATGGTTCGCCCGCGTATGATACGACTGACCCTCGTTCGACGAAGTCAATGAGCACGTCAGAATGGATCGAAGCGGAAAGGCTACGACAGATCAAGAAGGCCGAGGCACAACGCAACCGCTAATTTGGGATTTAAACCATGTCGAACTCAATTCTTACTATTGACATGATTACTCGCAAGGCATTGGAAATCCTTGAGAATAATCTTGTCCTTACCCGTAACGTCAACCGCCAGTACGACGACAGCTTTGCCGTCGAAGGCGCCAAGATCGGTTCCACCCTCCGCATCCGTCTGCCTGACCGTGCGCTCGTCACCGACGGTGCCGCGCTTCAGGTGCAGGATGACAACGAACAGTTCACCACGCTGACCGTTGCCAGCCAGAAGCACATCGGCGTGAACTTCACGTCGGCGGAACTGACGATGCAGTTGGACGACTTTGCCGAGCGCGTTCTCAAGCCGCGTATTTCGCAGCTTGCGTCCAGCATCGACGCTGACGTTGCCAACGCCTACAAGACCATCGGTAACACGGTTGGTACGCCCGGCACGACCCCGGCCACTTCGCTCGTTCTGTTGCAGGCGCAGCAGAAGCTGAACGAAAACGCCGCTGTCATGGCTCCGCGCTATGCCACTGTTAACCCGGCTGCGAACGCTGGCTTGGTTGAAGGTCTGAAAGGCCTGTTCAACCCGACCGACACGATCAGCCGTCAGTTCAAGAACGGTTTGATGGGCACAGGCGTGCTTGGTTTCGACGAAATCAACATGTCTCAGTCGATCAAGCAGTTCACGACTGGTTCGCGTACCGCCACTGGCGGCACGACTTCGGCTGCCGTCACGTCGGAAGGCGCGACCACCATTTCGATCACGGGCGCTGGTGCGTCTGGGACCGTCAAGGCTGGCGACGTGTTCACCGTTGCTGACTGCTACGCTGTCAACCCGCAGACCCGCGAAAGCACGGGTTCGCTGTTCCAGTTCGTTGCGCTGGCTGATGTCACGCTCAACGGCTCTGGCGCTGGCGACATCACGGTTGCTCCGATCTATTCGGCCAACCACGCGCTTGCCACTGTCAATGCCCTGCCGGGCAACAGCAAGGCTGTCGTGTTTGTCGGTGCGGCTTCCACGCAGTACCCGCAGAACCTTGTTTACCACAAGGACGCGATCACCTTCGCGACCGCCGACCTTCTCATGCCGCAGGGCGTGGATATGGCTTCGCGTCAGGTGCACAACGGCATTTCGCTCCGCGTTGTTCGTCAGTACGACATCAACAACGACCGTCTGCCTTGCCGTATTGACGTTCTGTACGGCTTCAGCACGATCCGTCCGCAGATGGCTTGCCGTCTCTGGGGTTAACCTAACACCGCCCCCGGCTTCGGTCGGGGGCATCTTTTAAAAGGACTATTATCATGGCTCTTCCTAATGGTGCTGGTGGCTACCAGCTTGGCGATGGCAACCTGAACGAAGCAGTTATGGGCTATGCCCCGGCTCCGGCCACTGCGACTTCGACTGCTACGCTCTCGGCCTCTCAGGTTCTGTCGGGCATTCTGCTCGGCAGCCCCGGCACGTCGGCTGCCGCTTACACGCTCCCCTCGGTTGCTACGCTTGAAGCAACTCTGTCGAGCGCGAAGGTCGGCAGCACGTTTGACCTGTCGGTTGTCAACGTCGATGGTTCGTCTTCGGGCGTCATCACGATGACGGCTGGCACAGGCTGGACCATCGTTGGTCTGGCGACGGTCGCCGCGACCGCTGGTACGGCCCAGCTTTTCCGCGCCCGCAAGTCGGGTGACGGTGCTTGGACGCTGTATCGCATTGCGTAATAAGGTGGGTGGCCTTCGGGCCACCCATTTTTAAGGAATTATTTATGGCCGTAATCTACATGATCCACCCGAAGCATGGCGCTAAAGTCGCTATTTCTGAAGAAGAAGCGATTTCTGATGAAATGTACGGCTGGATGCGGTATGAACACGAAGAGGAAGAGGCTGAGATTTCGTCGGTTGCGCCGCCCAGCAAACGCCGACGCGCAACGCAGGAAGGTTAACCAATGACGACAGCCGGGGACATCATCAATGGTTCACTGCGGCTGCTAGGCGTTCTGGCTGAAGGCGAAGTGCCTTCAGCAGAAACGTCTCAAGACGCGCTGAACGCGATGAACCAGATGATTGAAAGCTGGAACACGGAACGGCTGACTGTCTTTTCTACACAAGATCAGGTTTTCCTTTGGCCCGCAGGCCAACTGTCGCGCACTATGGGTCCGTCTGGCGATTTTGTCGGCAACCGTCCAGTGCTGCTTGACGATGCAACCTATTTTCGTGACCCCAGCACGAACGTCAGCTTCGGCATTAAGTTCATTAATCAGCAGCAATATGATGGCATTGCGGTCAAAACCGTAACGTCCACATACCCCCAAGTCATCTTCGTCAACATGACTTATCCCGACATTGAGATGTATATCTATCCGCGCCCGACGCGCGAACTGGAATGGCATTTCATCTCGGTTGAGGAACTGACGCAGCCCGCCACTCTTGCAACCGATTTGCATTTCCCGCCCGGCTATCTGCGGGCCTTCCGCTATAACTTGGCGTGCGAAATGGCGCCTGAGTTTGGTATTGAGCCGTCGCCCACGGTGTCGCGGATCGCTATGACTTCCAAGCGCAATCTGAAGCGCATCAACAACCCTGACGACGTGATGTCGATGCCTTATGCAATCGTCGCAACTCGCCAGCGGTACAACATCTACGCGGGTAATTACTAATGAAGACGCCGATCCTTGGGTCGGCGTATGTCGCTCGTAGCGTCAACGCCGCCGATAACCGCATGGTTAATCTGTTTCCTGAAGTCGTCCCAGAGGGCGGCAAGGAACCAGCTTTTCTCCAGCGTGCGCCGGGGCTTAAATTTTTGCAGACAATCGGTTCTGGGCCGATCCGTGGGCTTTGGGCACATCAGACCAACGGCCAAGACTTTTACGTCGTGTCCGGCAATGAGTTTTATAAGCTGACGGGCCTGACCAGCGCACCGCAATTCATCGGTTATGTCAGCGGCACTGGCCCTGTCTCCATTGCTGACAACGGCACACAGATTTTTATCGCTGCTAACCCTGACGGCTTTATCTACAACGAAGTCACAGGCGTCTATCAGCAGATCACCGACCCTGATTTCCCCGGCGCGGTGACAGTTTCCTATCTCGACGGCTATTTTGTGTTCAACGAACCCAACAGCCAAAAGATTTGGGTGACGGCGCTCCTTGACGGCACCAGCGTCGATCCGCTGGACTTTGCGAGTGCTGAAGGATCGCCGGACGGCGTTGTGGCTGTCCTGACCGATCACCGCGAACTGTGGGTCTTTGGCACCGACACGACCGAAGTTTGGTACAACGCGGGCACAACCGACTTTCCTCTGGCCCGCATCCAAGGCGCATTCAACGAACTTGGCTGCGCGGCACCATATTCCGTCGCCAAGATGGACAACCAGATTTACTGGCTGGGCCAAGACGCGCGCGGTCGCGGCATTGTTTACCGCGCGTCAGGCTATATCGGTCAGCGCATTTCTACGCACGCTATTGAGTGGCAGATGCAAGAATATGGCAATCTTGAGGCAGCCACAGCCTACACCTATCAGCAAGATGGGCATAGCTTCTATGTGCTGAACTTCCCATCCGCAAACACAAGCTGGGTGTTCGATGTCGCCACAGGCGCATGGCATGAGCGCGCAGGGTTTGAGAATGGTGCGTTCACCCGCCACCGCGCAGACAATATGTGTAACTTCGCGGGCAACATCATTGTCGGCGACTACCAGAACGGCAACATCTACACGTTCGATCTGGATGTGTACGCCGACAACGGCCAGCCCCAAAAATGGCTAAGGTCTTGGCGCGCACTTCCGACGGGCGCAAATAACCTAGCGCGCACTATCCAGCACGCCATGCAGTTGGATTGCGAGACAGGCGTTGGACTGAACGACGGCCAAGGCAGTGATCCGCAAGTCATGTTGCGCTGGTCGGATGATGGCGGCCACACATGGTCGAACGAACACTGGAAGTCGATGGGCAAGATCGGCCAGTTCGGCAAGCGCACGATTTGGCGTCGTCTGGGCGCCACAATGAAAATCCGCGACCGCGTTTATGAAGTGTCCGGCACAGACCCTGTGCGGATTTACATCATGGGCGCTGAATTGCTATTGTCAGGGACACGCGCCTAATGGCCTCTGCGCCTATTAACCCTACACAGCTTACACCGCCCCGCGTCGCTTTGATCGATGACCGCACGGGCGCAATAAGCCGTGAATGGTATCGGTTCTTCCTGTCGTTACTCACGTCTACTCAGAACAACTCAGATGCTTCTGACACGCAGCCCGACACCAACTCGCTCATGGCGACCTATGATGCCATGCTGGCGTCCTTGGCGCAGGAAGTGCAGACCACGCCATCCGATCTGACAGGATCGCTGCAGCAGCAGATCAACGACGTATTCACTGTGTCGGCCACACAGCCGCGCAACGAACTCGGCACCATCTCATATCTGCAACAAGATTATGTGCCGTGGCTCACGTTCGCTAACACGCCCACAAATGTGCCGCCAACCGTTGGCACGATGTATTGGGACGGTGGCACAACCCTTAATATACAGATGACTTCCAGCGTCGTCGGAAGGGTTAACGAAACTGAGTATGTTTACGTCAAAGCATCGGCTGCCATTACCAAGGGCCAGCTTTGCTATCACACGGGCGCGGTCGGCGCGTCCGGGGTCGTAACAGCCGCTCCGACACCCTTGGCACTTGCTGATCCGACGCAAATCATTGGTGTCGCTGCCGAGACAATCGCCCTTAACGGATTTGGTCTTATCCAGATCAGCGGAACGCTGCGTGGGTTCAACACCACAGGCTCCAGCGTCGGCGAGACATGGGCTGACGGCGATCCGCTATATTACAACCCTGCTTATGTCGGCGGCATGACAAAGACAAAGCCGTCGGCCCCCAACCAAAAATCGCTGATCGGTGAAGTCATTAACGCTGGTTCTGGCTCTTCCGGCTCCATGCAAGTACGCATTGTGCCGGGGTCAATTCTGGGCGGCACCGACAGCAACGTGCAGTTCACCGCGCTGGCAAATAGCGACTTAATTCAATATGATAGCGCGCTCCAATACTGGAAGAACGTCGCACCTTCGACGATCACAATCGGCACCGCGACCAACCTTGCAGGCGGCGCGGCCAATCGGATCGCGTATCAGACAGCGCCCGGAACCACGTCATTTATCGTTGCTCCGACGACAGCCAACACGTTTCTTGAATGGAGCGGCTCGGCCTTTCAGTGGACGGCCAACCCGCTCGGCACCGTCACCAGCGTCAACGTGTCTGGCGGCACGACAGGGCTGTCTTTCAGCGGCGGCCCGATCACCACCAGCGGCACAATCACAATGGCTGGGACGCTCGGCGTTGCCAACGGCGGCACAGGTGCGACCAGCCTGACCAGCGGCTATCTGACAAAGGGCAACGGCACGTCGGCTGTCACAGCATCCGTTGTCTATGACGACGGCTCAAACATCGGCATCGGCACAGCGTCGCCCGGCGCCAAACTGGACGTTGCAGGCAACGTCCGTCTTTCAGCGGCTAATCCGAATATCGAACTCAATAACGGCGGCCCGATGGTCTATGCGCCAGCCGCCAACACCTTGGGTTTTGCGACAGGCGGTGGCCCATCTTCGCCGCTGCTAAAGTTTCAGATTGGCTCTTCCGGCCAGTGGGGCATTGGCGGGGCGACCTACGGCACTGCCGGACAGGTATTCACGTCAGGCGGCCCTTCGGCAGCCCCGACTTGGACGACACCGACGACAGGCACCGTAACCAGCGTTAGCGGCACGGGCAGCGTCAACGGCATTACTTTGAGCGGCACAGTGACCAGCAGCGGCTCTCTGACGCTTGGCGGTACGCTCGGCGGGATCGCTAACAGCCAGCTAACTAATTCATCCATAACAATTAATGGTTCAGCTATCAGCCTTGGCGGATCGGTTTCAGTCGGCACCGTAACCAGCGTTGGCGGCACAGGAACCGTCAACGGCATCACGCTGACAGGAACCGTGACAAGCAGCGGATCGCTAACGCTTGGCGGTACGCTGTCTGGCGTTAGCCTGACCACGCAAGTGTCAGGTACGCTGCCTGTCGCTAATGGCGGTACTGGCGCGACGACATTTACCAGTGGCTACCATCTTAAAGGTGCTGGGTCTTCTGCCATTGCAACATCTATTATCTATGATGATGGATCGAGCGTTGGCATAAACACAACTACCGTATTTACAGGTTATACGGGGTCAACAGGTAATTCTGTTACGTTTAAAAATACATCCAGCGTAATTTGGCAAAATTCGTCAAATACATGGAGTACAACGACTGCTGGCGGCGCGATCACATATTGGTCCGATAATAATATGTATATCGACGCGAAAGATAGCGCGTCAAACATTATTTTTCGTGTAAATGGCGCAACCGAACGCGCTAGGATCACCAACAATGGCTATGTTCTGGTTAATGAAACGTCGGCGTCTGCCGCATCCTTGCAGCACAACTTTGAAGTCAATGGCGACATTATGGCTAACGGTTCTGCGGCTGGATTGTTTTGGGCCAATCGCTCTGCAACGCCGTCGTCAGGTGCAAACTGGTATGGCTGGTACACAACTGGCGGCACAATCTATCTGTATAACCCAGCGGCTGGCAATATTGCATCAATCAATGCGTCAACGGGCGCGTACACGGCGCTGTCAGACGCCGCAAAGAAGAAAGATTTTGAGCCGTCTGCTGTTGGTCTTGACGCCGTCTTGGCGCTCAAGCCGACATTATTCCGCATGGACACAGACGCCGACGATGCCCCTAAGCAGCTTGGTTTTGTGGCGCAAGAAGTCAAAGACCATATTCCGCAGGCGTATGTCGAAGAGCAAAATACCGATGCTGGCGGTAATGAAAGCACTTACATCGGCTTGAATGACCGCCCAATTATCGCGGCCTTGGTTAAGGCTGTACAGGAACTTGAGGCGCGGCTGGCAAAACTGGAAGAGTGATTTACAAAAATGTCTACATCGCTTAATATCGCGCCTTGCGTTACGGCTTCCATCAAAGGGAATAGCAATGACCGTTAATCTTTCCGCTCTCGGTGGGGCTGGTTGGCAGTTCTTCGATAATAACGGCGTCCCTTTGTCGGGCGGCCTTTTGTATACTTACGCAGCGGGCACCACGACGCCCGCCACGACCTACACGTCTTCGACAGGCGGCACGGCCAACGCAAATCCGATTGTTCTTAACTCGGCAGGGCGCCCTTCATCGCAAATCTGGGTTAATTCGTCATCGAACTATAAGTTTGTCCTGAAGACTTCGGCGGGCGTCGATATTTGGACGATGGACAACATCCCCGGCATCTCTGGGTTTGTCACCACAACGATTGCCAATTTGCCGTCCATCTCGCCGTCGGCAGGCAGCGTCGTGTACGTCACTGACGTAGGCCGCGCAGGCACGTTCATTTGCCGCGCAGGCACCGCGCCCAGCGACCCGCAGCAAGGCATTTATGTGTCGTCCAACACGCCAAATTTCTATTGGGAGCGCGAGTGGGACGGCATCAACGGCTATCCTGAATGGTTTGGCGCTGTTTCCAACAGCAATTCTGGGAGCATTCCGGCTACCAATTTGACCGCGCTTAATGCGTGTGAGGCATTGTGCCCCGTAATCAATCTTCGTCGCGCCGACTATTGGATCAACGACGTTTGGAAGATTAACACGCAATACTGCACGGTACGCGGCGCGGTGTTATCGGATGGGTACAACACGGGCACAGGTACGCGGATTATCTCCAATAATGCGTCCGCTAACGTCATCCAGATCGGCCCTGACAGCGCGCCTGCCAGCACCAACCTATATTACCGGAACATCACGGTTGAAAATATCTGCGCTCGTTGGGGCGTATCACTTACGCCGCCTGCGTCTGGCAGCGAAAGTTCAGCCGTTAAGGCATGGTTGGTCAATTATGTTCTTAACTGCCAATTGACCAACTGCGCTGCGTGGGAGCCGATCATCGGCTTTTACTTCTATGGCGCGGTCTATACTAAAGCCGACGATTGCACCGTGTTCCGCTCGAACACTTACGGCGGCACAAACGACTTTTTCCGAGGCTTCTGGCCGCAAGGTGGCCCAGCGATCTTGGCTGGCGGCAATCCGTCCCTCTACCTTAGCCGTTGCAATGTGTCGATGGGCAGTTCACCTGCGCTTGTGACGCCGACCGGGCTTTATGTTAACGCTGACTTTGCCGACATTTTTGTCGATGATTTTGAAACATCACAAGTTCCAAACGGCATCATTGTCAACGGATCGGGCAGCACGGTGGCTGCGGGCAAACTTGACTTGCATTTGCGCAACATGGTCCTCGACCAGTGCAGCGCCAACGGCGTTTACATTTCTGCGCTGAACGCTCTCAGCATGATTACGATTAGCGGCGGATATATCGGTATGACCGAAACTGGCGCGTCGTCTAAGGGTATTTGGCTGACGGGCAGCGTTAATGCGGGCGCGGTGTCGATTGGCGGCGGTATGCAGCTTATCAGCGGCACAGGCACCAGCAACACGGGCATCTACATCAGCCAGCAGTCAAACGTCCGCGTCGATAACACCGTCATGATCCTTGACTTCTTCAAGCCGATTGTGATCGACGGCACGTCTGAACAGTGTGATATTCAGGCAACAATCAACAATATCAATACGGGCAACGGAACAACCGCCGCCGTGTCGATTAACGGTATTGTGCGCGCTAATGTCGCTTGCATCGTCGATGGCGCGGCTAACAAGTTTGCCCAAGGGCTTGTGAGCGTCGGCACAGGCAGCGATAAGCTGACGATTGACCCGACGATGTTCAACGCTTCCGCGATCAGCGGCGGCGCAGCGAACAAAGTCGTCATCAATTCGATCCAGATCACGACGCCCGGCTATTACACCACGGCTGGCGCATCCGGCACCAGTGGCGCTGGCATCTTTGTAACTGGCATCACAGCGTAATTCGGAGATTATTATGGCAGTCACGATCAGCAATATCATTCCGGCCAAGACCGCTGAGAATGCGCAGACCACGCAGTACACGTCCACGGGCGTGCAGACGATCATCGACAAGTTCACGGCGACGAACTACAACACGGCAGCCGCGACGATCAGTGTGAACCTTGTGACGGCTGCTGGCTCTGCGGGCAACGACAACCTGATTGTCAAGACCAAAACGCTCCAGCCCGCTGAGACGTATACGTTCCCTGAATTGGTCGGCCATGTGCTTCCCGTTGGCGGGTTCATCTCCACGCTTGCTGGCACAGCGTCCACCATCAACATCCGCGCGTCAGGCCGATTGGTTAGCTAATGCTTGAGCGGTGCTTTGACGTAAAGCGCATTAACGAAATAGGGAACCATCCCGATGTACGGCCCTATATAGGTTATGCAGAATTAGGTGAGTTAGACTTCAGTGATGCTGTTTCGGATGAAAAAAACTGGTTTTTAATAGGTGAGCACGGCGGCTACATATTGGCGTGGTCAGCCCCTGATGTACGGGAAGTCCATGTATTTGTGCTGCCAGAAGGCCGCGGTAAATGGGCCGAGCAAGCACGGCAGTTCACTATAGATTACGCAATTGAAAGACAGGTTCAGATGCTTTGGGCGCGCATTGCGCCGCGCGCACGCAATGTTGCATATTACGCTCGACGAGGGGGTATGCAACCCACAGGTGAGATGATATACACACTAGGGTCAGCTTTCGACCTATATAAGATGGAGTTGCCAAAATGCCGCCAGCAGTAGTTGCAGCAGGGATCGCAGCCACAGGGGCCGTTGCGGGCGGCGTTATCGCGGGCAGCGCAGCTAAGAAGGCCGGGTCGATACAGGCGCAGGCAGCGCAGGATGCCGCCACCGCGCAGGAGCGCATGTTCCAACAACAACAAGCACTCCAAGAACCATTTCGTCAAGGCGGCCTCACTGCGCAAGCCCGCATCATGGAATTGCTTGGCCTTGGGCCGCGCCCCACGCAAACTCAGATGGCAGGTCGCGGGCCAGAAGCCTACGGCCTTACGCCTGTAAATATCCCGAACATTATGGGTCGGCAATACGGCGACACATCATACATGATGGACGCGGAAGGAAATTATCAGCCTGACTTTTTGCCGTCCGGCCAGCGCACGCAGCTTTACCGCGATCCGCAGGGCAATCTTGTCACGGACGTGAACGCATACATGGCGGCAAATCCGCTGCCTGAAACGCAGGGCGCTGCGCCTGCGCAGTCGGACTTTGGCAAATACGCCCGCGATTTTAGCATGGCGGACTATCAAGCCGATCCGGGCTACGCCTTCCGTCAGTCTGAAGGCATGAAGGCTTTGGAACGGTCGGCAGCCGCGCGCGGCGGTCTATTGTCGGGCGGCACGCTGAAGGGCATCCAGCGTTTCGGTCAGGACTTGGCAAGTCAAGAATACCAGAATGCATTCAATCGCTATCAGGTCAACCGCGCCAACCAGCTTAACCCGCTTCAGTCGTTGATGGGGTCTGGGCAGTCGTCAGCAAACGTATTGACAGGCGCCGCTGGTCAGATGGGCCAGAACCAAGCCGCAGCAATTACAAACGCGGCGCAGGCCCGCGCATCAGGTTATGTGGGCAGCGCGAATGCGTTGGGCAGCGCCTTGAGCGGTCTTGGTCAGGTTGCGATGCAGTATCCGCTATATCAGGCGCAAACCAACTATTTGAACTCGCTGTCTTCTGGCGGCGGCGGGGGCAGTTTCAGCGCACCGACTTCAACAACACCGTCTAATTACATGTATGGCGGATTGAACCCTTACGCGGGCTAAAGGTAACGACGATGGCTAACCAGATGATTGCACTTCAGGCACGCGCACCGCAAATGCCGGGGCTGGGCACCGCTATTTCGCAGAACGCGCAGTTGATTAACATGATGATGCAGCAGCGCGTGGCCCAGCGTCAGGCCGAGCAAGCGCAGCAGAAGATGGCAATCGACGCGCAGTTGGCTAAACCGCAACTCGAAAAGGCAACGTCGGACGCGCAGAGTGCGCGCGTTAAGGTCTTCAAAGATTTCATGCAGACTGCCACTTATGGGATGGCTAACGCACGCAATGCGAACGATGCTGTTCAAATCGGCGAAATTCTGAAGTCTGAATTTACGGACCCCATCTTTACGAACATTGTGGATCAGACGCTGGCAACCATTCCGCAAGACCCTGCGGAATTTTCTACATGGAAAGACAGCAACCTAGCGCAGTCAATGGACGCCTTGCAGCAGCTTGAGTTGAAGTATCCGAAGCCTTCTGCGTCGGTCACATACGGTCTTGGCGGTAAAATGAACCAGACTGTTGTGGGTGGTATGCCCGGCACGTCCGGCGTCTTTCCCCTGCAACAGTTTAAGCTGGATACAACGCAAAACCCTCCGCGCACAGGCCAAGTTGAAGTTGAACAGCCAACGATTATGGACGGCGGTCTTGACGGCGGCGTTGCGTCTGTATTGGCAAACGTAAAGAGCGACCGCGAATACCAAGACGTGCTCAAAGCAATTGAAATGCAGAACCCAAATGCTGCGGCTGCCATTCGTCAAGCAATGCCGACGTTTGATCCGTCGCGCATGGAAGGTATTCGCGCTGAAGCCGCGCGCGCTTTCGGCGGCGTGGGTGGCCCTGATATTCCGCTGGTCGCAGGGCCGCGCGGCGGTCCTTATGTGCCTACTGGTCAGCAGGCGGTCGGTAAAGACCCGACGCAATCGCCGACGCCCGGCATTTATAATGTGCCGACAGGGCAAGTTAGCAGCACTTCTAAAGCAGAAAAAGCGGGTGCTGAAGAAGCAACGCGCATAGCTGATCTGAAGAAAGCGCTCCCCAAAGCGAAAGGCGCGTTGGGCTTGGCGACTAAGCAGTTGGCCCGCGACATTGCCGACGTCGACTATGTTTTGTCTAACCCGTATCGTGAAATGGTTGTCGGGCAGATCGAAGGACGTTTGCCGTCAGCGGTTAACATCTTCCGTAGCGGCGGTCAGGACGCGCAAAACGTGCAGGATCGGCTTGACAAGATCAACGCATCGTCGGTTGTTAAGCATCTTCAGCAAATGCGCGATGCGTCGCCGCAGGGCAGTTCTCTGTTTGGTCAGGTGACTGAGTATGAAGACCGCCTTGTCGCAGCGTTGGCTGGCCTGAAGCAGACCCAAGACGAAGCGACATTTGAACGGTCACTGCGCGAATACCGCAATGTTTTGGTCGAGATGTACCAGAACCTTCCGCAAGTGTTTAACGACACCTATGGCGAGATCGGCGCAAAAGAAAGCGTCCCCATGATAGCTAAGGCACCACGGAAATCCCCGACGATTTCCGATGTGGAGTATCTGCGCCGCAACCGCAACAACCCCAATGTCGTAAACGGTTTCCGGCAGCACTTTGGTGATAGCGCCTATCGGATGGCTATAGGAGCGCGTTAATGGCAGACAAAGCACCTAGCTGGGTAATTAAAGACGGTAAGGCGCCGCCCCCGCCTGAGCCTGATTTGGTAGACACTATTGGCGAATATGCTCAAGTCGGTACGCGGGCGCTGGCCCCTTACGCAACTGCCGCATCGCTTGGCGCGGCGGCTGGCGCGCCTTTCGCGGGCGTTGGGGCCGGACCGGGCGCTGCGGGCGGTGTCATAACCCTTGGCTTGGGCGATCTGCTAACGGGCGGCTATAATCTGGTTGCCCCCGTATTCGGTGGTGATCGCCGCCCGCTTCCGTCTGAGACTATTCAGAACGCATTTGAGCGGATTGGTGTTGGTAAAGCCCCCACGACAGCAGGACAGCAAGTGTTCAGCGACGTGCTTCAGGCTGGCACGGGCGGCTTTGGTCAGGCCAAGTCGGCGCAGACGCTTTCAAACCTAGCTGGATCGCCCCGACTGCAAAATTGGATGCGGCTTCTAGGTGAAAACGCGCGCGGACAGACGGCCGCGTCTATCGGCGGCGCGGCGGCACCGTCAATCGCCGCCAACTATTTTAATGTTGAAAATCCGTATGCGCTCACTGGCCTATCATTGGCTGGCGGTCTTGCTGGCGGCAAAGCGGCAACGCCTAAAGTCAATATCCCAACAACTGAAAATTTAAAAGTGCGTGCGCAGGCAGCGTATAAAAATGCGGAACAATCCGGCGTCCGCGTCGCCCAGCCCGCGTTGACAAATCTTGGCGCGGACGTGCGCACTCGTTTGGGCAATGTTCAATACGATCCCGGCACACAGCCGCAAGTGCGCAAGTGGCTTGGTATTTTGGACAAAAACTTTACGGGTCCGATTTCGTTTCAGAAATTGGACGCGCTGCATTCAGACATTATGGCCGAAGCGCGCACGGTTCGGAACGACCGCACACGCATGATGCTGCAAGAAATTGGCGGTGCGTTGGATGACTTCATAACCAACATTAATCCCGCGCAGATTACAGCGGGCGACGCGGCAGCGGCAAAAACGGCGCTGAAGCAAGCCCGCGAACTGTGGCGCAGCAAATCCCAACTTTCGATGCTTGATGACGCTGCCGAAGCGGCGGCCAATAGGTCGCAGCAATCCAATACATCGTTCGGCGATAGTCTCCGCAACGAGTATAAAAAGATCGTTAATAACAAGCGTGCTTTCAGTCGTTTGTCGCCAGAAGCCCAAAAAGCAGTGAAGGCTGTTGCCAACGGAACTGCCCCGTCTCGCTTTTTTGACGCTTTGGGTAAACTATCGCCGACCAACCGCAGCGCAGCGCTGGCGGAACTTATGTTGGGCGGGGGGCTGTTCTACCAATTGCAGCACCCCAGCACCCTTCTTGTTCCCGCTACGCTTGCCGCTACTGGCGGCGGAGGCAAATTGGTTGCCAATCGTATGGCCGCTGGGCAAGCGCAAAGGGCGCGGGCTACAGTGACAGGGACACCCATGCCGCGCGGCTGGAGTTTGATGGCTCCAGCGACGCAGCAGGCGTTGCAAGCGCGTCAACGCGGTGAGACGGCCACGCGCCGTCGTGACGTAACTGAAACGCCCTTCTGGGCTATCCCTGCCAGTAGGTAATAATGCGCCATGACTACGATTGACCAAACCGAAGCCCGCTTGAATACACATGAGGAAGTCTGCGCATTGCGTTACGAAAGCATTTGCGCCCGCCTGAAGCGTCTGGAAAATCTGGGCGTCACGGTGGCGGGCACTATCATCTTGCTGTTGATCGGCATTCTTTTGGCTTTGTTAGGGTTAAAATGAGCATCATTCTCGGCCAGCGTTCGTTGGCGCGGTTGGAAGGCGTTCACCCCGATCTGGTGCGCGTCGTCAAGAAAGCAGCGGCGATGTCCGATCTGGACTTTACCGTGCTTGAAGGGCTGCGCACGGTAGAACGCCAGAAAGAACTGTTCGCGCATGGCGCTACCAAGACGATGAACTCACGTCACATTACAGGTCACGCCGTCGATCTGGCACCCATGATCGGCGGCAAAATATCTTGGGATTGGCCGCTCTACGCGCGGCTCTCCAAGATCGTGAAGGCCGCCGCGGCGGCTGAAAAAGTGCCGATCCAATGGGGCGGCGATTGGCGTAAGTTCAAGGACGGCCCGCACTGGGAACTGCCTTGGAAGTTTTACCCGAAAGGAAAGTAACATGGCTAAGAAAGTTGGACACTGGATCGTCAAGCGCGCGAAAGAGCGGTCAACCTATGCAGGGCTGGCAGTGATCGCGTCGATGCTGGGCGCAAGCCGTCTGGGTATGCAGATTGACCAAGTTGGTCAGGCTGTCGGTCTGATCGTCGGCGGTGGACTTATCGGTTCAAATTCTGACAGCTAACCAAAGGCTTACATCATGGTCGCCAAGTTGATGCCGGACGACCAGTTCATCAAGGCTTGGCAAGAAGCCAACGGCAGCCCCCGCCGTCTGTCCGAGATGACTGGCATCAGCGAGCGCGCGGTATACAAAATCCGCGCGTCTCTTGCTGGAAGAGGTATTATCCTAAAAACAATACCGCTGGGCCACTCTAAAGGTCGTTACACCCACGACGACGTGGGGCGGGCGTATAAGAACCAGAACAACCTGACGATCCATAGCGGACATGTTCTGGTGTTCTCAGACGCCCATTGGTGGCCCAACCATGCGCGCACCGTCGCGAACGAAGCGTTGCATGAACTTATTAAAGCCCTAAAGCCCGTCGCCATCGTCGCCAACGGCGATCTGTTCGACGGCGCAAGAGTGTCTCGCCACGCGCCGCTTGGCTGGGCTGAACTGCCGTCGGTCAAAGAAGAGATAGAGATTTGTCAAGAGCGTTTGGCGGACATTGAGATGCTATTGCCGAAAGGCTGCCATAAGTTCTGGAACGTCGGCAACCACGACGCGCGGTTCGACCGCGCGCTGGTGACGAATGCGCCTGACTATGAAGGCATTGTCGAGCGACTGGAAGATAAGTTTGACCGATGGGACTTCGCATGGTCGCTGATGGTCAATGAAACCGCGATGATTAAGCACCGCTATCACAACGGCATCCATGCGACGTATAACAACACCCTGAAGTCTGGGCGCAGCATCGTGACAGGCCATCTGCATCGTCTCGCGGTAACGCCGTGGGCGGACTATAACGGTCGGCGCTGGGGCGTGGATACGGGGACGCTGGCCGATCCGCACGGTCCGCAGTTCGACTATGCAGAGAATAACCCGTCGCCGCACACATCAGGCTTTGCCGTTCTGACGTTCAAGGACGGGATGCTCCTGCCGCCAGAACTATGCGAAGTCATCGACGACCGCGCATATTTCCGAGGGCAGTGCGTCCACGACGGCACGGTCAGCGATTAATCAGCCGATCCAGATACCACCGCGCCTTGCGTAAATCTTCAGCCGCGTCGCCCTTATGTCCGGCGCGGCTGATGTATTTCAGGGCGTTGCCCTTGCAGAACCCAGCGAACTCTTCCGGCGTCATCTTCGCCTGCATATAGTCGATGCTCTCAATTCCGCCGACCTTGTAATGGTCGGGGTTGATGGCGTCGCTAAAAATGACGCCCTTCGGCAGCGTTCGGTCAATCATTTGTTCAACCCTTCCATGATGGCGGCGCGCTCTCTAGCGGCGCGCAGCGTCGAGAACCGCTGGTGCAGGCGCCGGACGATAGCCGGACGCTTATGCTTTTCAATCTCTTCCGCAAGCAGTTCACTGATCTGCTCCTCGGTCATATCGGTCAGCTTGGCACACACCTGATGCCACGTTAACTTAGCCATTCTTCAATTCCTCAATTGCTGTTTCAGAGACGGCGCGCTTGTCGTGCAGCGCCGCCCAGATGCGTTCGTCAATAGTCTTTTCCGTCAACATGACGTAAACCCAAACGTCGCGCGTCTGCCCACTGCGGTGCAGGCGCCCGACGGTTTGTTCATATAACTCCAGCGACCACGGCAGCGACAGGAACACCATGTGGCATCCGCCGTGCTGGAGATTGAGGCCGTGTCCCGCCGACTTGGGGTGGACAAGCAGTAACTCGACTTCGCCCTTGTTCCAGCGTTCGATGACGTTGGCGTCGTCAATCGTCTGGGCGTGGGGGAAACGGCGCTTCAGTTCGGCCAATTCTTCCTGATAGGAATATACCACAATTGTGTTCGCCCGCTGGTTTTCCGCCAGCAATTCATCCAGCCGATCAAACTTGTGGCTGCTAAACCAGATGCTGTCAGTCGCGCCAGCGCGATTGTAGACAAAGCCTGACGCCATCTGTTGCAGCTTGGTCGTGACTGACGCGGCGTTCTGCGCGATGACGCGATCATCGCCGAAGCGCACAACGTATTCAGCCTTCATCTTTGCATATGGCAGTCGATCTGTAAAAGAAACGCGCACTTCATTAACATGACAGGGCGGCAGCTTGTCCTTATATTCGCCCGGCTCCAGCACATAGGTGGCCGGCCGAATGCGCTGCATCACCTGTTCAAGCGCCATCGGCGCGGGCGTCCACTGCCCGAAGTCGCGGTTGATGCAGATAAAATACTGTTGCAGGAACGCGCCCTTCGAGCGGCCCAACAGCCCCTGCTCTATGATCTTGCACTGCCCAAAGACATCCTCAAGGCCGTTGGACGTGAACGAGCCTGTCAGCCCCCAGCGGATGTTCAGCTTGGCGATGACCTTTTCCAGCGCCTTGAAGCGTTTGCCGGACGGGTTCTTCAGCCGCGTCAGTTCATCGAACACGATCCCGTCGAAGCGGTCGCAGTTGTGCGCGACGGTCGGCAGATTGTCATAGTTGGTTACGACAACATCCGCATCGCTATCGAACGCGGCCTGACGCTGCTTGGGTGTGCCGACACCGACGGCGACCTTGAGGCTGGGTGCCCACTTGGGCGCTTCGACAGGCCACACGTCGGTGCAGACGCGCTTGGGCGCCAGCACGATCCAGCGGCGGGCGTGGCCGTCGCGGACCATCTCGGCCATAGCAGTGAGCGTGATCGCCGTCTTGCCCGCGCCGACAGGCGCAAGGATCATGGCGCGATCACGCTCATAGAGAAACGTCGCCGCTTCCTGCTGATATGGTCTAAGCTGTAGCAATCGGATCGCCTTCGCCGATCTCAATGCCGCGCCGCAGCGCGACGATAACAGCCTTCATGATTGGCGTTTCGTCCCAGACGCCGTTGACGACATCCGGCGTCGGCGTGTTCGGCCAGACGTTATCGACGATAGACCGCGCCTCATAAATGAGCGGTTCAACCGACGTGCCTTCCCAGCCGAAGATAAAGCCATCCTTCTCTTCAGTGCTGTCGCCTTGCACGCCCGTTGCGGCTGTCGTTTTCATCGCCGTCTTAACGCTTATAACTTTAGATTTTTTAGCCATTGATCTACGTCCTCTTTTGACCACAAACATGCGTAGTGCTGATGCGTGTGCGCCATCTCCTCGGCGAAGATTTCTTGCAACGCAGACAGCCGCCCGCCTTCCTTCTTTAACTCAACGAACCACGCCTGACCATTCGGCATACAGGCGATGCGGTCGGCCACGCCGCGCTGCGTCACGCTGCGGAACTTATAGGCGTAGCCGCCGACCGCCTTCACGCGCTTCACAAAATAGGCTTCGATTTCTTTTTCAGTCATGGCCCACCCCTACGAAAAAATTTTTTTAATTTCAACCCTTGCATCAAATTTTGTTGTGTGTATTCTCGGCAATCCAAACAGTTCAGTGAGGTAAGATATGCAACATAGTAGGATTGTTGGCGGATCGACCGCCAAGCGCGTCATCAACTGCCCCGGCAGCGTGGCGCTGGTGGACAAGATGCCGCCGCAGCCGTCCAGCAAATACGCCGATGAAGGCACGCTGCTGCACGACACCATCGCGGACGTTCTGCTGCACAAGGGATCGCCCGCGTCGTTTCTGGGGCGCAAGTATGAAGGCGTCGAACTGACGCAGGATTTGATCGACCGCAAGCTGCGTGTTGCTCTGTCGGCGCTGGACGAAATAGACCCTGATCTGGAGATGGATTATGAAGTCGAAAGTCAAGTGGGCTTTGGCGATCTTTTGCCTGACGTGTTCGGTTCTACTGACCTTTTGGGCCGCCGTGGTGATCGGGCTATTGTGCTGGATTGGAAATTTGGCGATGGCGTCCCCGTCGAAGCGGAAGAAAACCCGCAGCTTCTCTTCTACGCTGCGGCTGCTGCACGCACGCCGACGACGGCATGGGTATTTGAAGGCGCAAAGGAAATTGAACTCGTCATCGTCCAGCCGCCAAGCGTCAAGCGGTGGTTGACGACTATGGATCGCGTCAAGGCGTTCGAGGACGAGTTGGTGCGCGCCGTTAAGACCGCGCTCAAGCCTGATGCACCGCTGGCGGCGGGCGACCATTGCCGCTGGTGTGCAGCCAAGCCGATCTGCCCTGTGATGACAGGCGCCATTGACCGCGCGGCGAAGGCCAAGATCGAACTGATGCCTGTCGATCAGATCGCACACTATCTGGATCAAATCCCGATGATCGAAGCGTTCCTGAAAGACTTGCAGCAATTGGCGCACGGTCTGATCGAAGAAGGCAAGGCGATCCCCCGCTGGAAGCTGGTGAACAAGCGTGCGACGCGCCAGTGGATTGATGAAGATAAGGCAGTTGCGTTCATGACCCAAATGGGCATAGAACCTTTTGAAGAAAAACTGCTGTCGCCTGCGGCAGCGGAAAAGGTCTTGAAGAAGGCCAAACAGAACTTGCCCGACGACCTTGTGGTCGCCGTGTCAAGCGGCAGCACATTGGCACCGGAAGATGATCCGCGTCCAAGTGTTGTTCCAATCAGCCAGACGCTTAAAAAAGCTATGGCTAAAATCCAGTAAAGTGAAAGGTAAAGTAATGTCTAATGAAGTCTCTAAGTTCGCCGCCGCTGGCCTTCCCTCGGTCCAGTCCTTCGCCGCATCGCTGCGCAAGATCGTCGCTGACGTAGGTCCAAGCGGCGCAGTCATCCTGAAAATGGATAAGGCTGGGCACTGGGTGTTCGGCGCTGACCAAACCGAAGTCGAAGACGGCAGCGTCTGGGCGGTCAATCCGTTCTCGTTTGTCCACGGCTATATCGCATGGGGCGACGGCACGGTCTTGGCTGAAACGATGGTTCCTGTGTCGGAACCGCTGCCTGACGTTGGCCCTGCGCCAGAAGGCGCGAAGCGTGGCTGGGAAATGCAGATCGGCATGTCGCTGGCCTGCACCAACGGTGAAGATGAAGGATTGCAGGCCCGCTACACGGTCACGTCCGTGGGCGGCAAGCGCGCGGTTCAGGGCTTGGCTATCGCCATT